GGTATAGTCAGCATACCATACCCAGGTTTTGTCAGGTCGGATTATTTTAGCACCATAAAGATGCAGTCCTTTGATAGCATCGCTGAAAGCATTCTCAGGTCTGTAAGCGAAGACTGAAGTTATCTGTTCTGCGTATGCGAGACTTTCGCCTTCTATACCTGCTAAGTTTGCAGTACCAGCCCAAGTTGTAGAACTTGTTTTATAAACGTTAGCAGAAACATAAACATTAAATCCAAGTATTCTACCTACAAATCCATTCTCCCAAATTACATCATTTTGCAGTTTTGTAGTTAAACCTGCAAGAACCATTTTTGTATGAACCCAAGGAGCTACGCATAAAAACCTTCCAGGTTTTTCAACTCCATCAACATCCATCGCTTCGCCTATCGCGAGGATTTCCTCTTCAATATTTGTTGATACTAAATCTTTCGGAGCGGCTGCTGTATTCTTTGCTTTCCCTGCCTGTGCATAAAGCCCTAATATATAAGCATCGGCAGCATCAGCGAGTTTATAACCGGCTCTCTGGACTACTGTACTCTGTAAAGCAACATTCATTTGAGCTGCATCAACATCATCAATTTCAAAGTTAAATGAATAGCTTCGGTCAATGAGAATCTCTCTTTGAGCAGCAGCTAAAATTTCAGGTGTTAGTGTAGTCACGTTTTTTGTATATGCTGTGATAGTTGGATCTGCAAAGGAATTAACCTTTACTCTATCACCTGCGTTTCTTATCTCCCCCTCGTATGAACGGTTAGCAAGTCTTACTGCAACGAGATTCTTTTCTAAACCTAACTGCACCCTTGCACTCCATATCGACGGGATAAAATTGTCAAGTGCCATATTTGTTATCCTTTATTTTATTTTTGTTTGGAATACCAGTCGAGTGATTTATCGACCTTATCCATATTTTCTTTCGCTTCCTTCGGTGTCAACTTTTTCAACTGTTCCATCGTATAGATACCATCCGGAGCTTCTCCATCACCGGCTTTAATACCGGCTCTTTTTATTTCGCCAAACATATCAGGATAACTTTTCTTAAATTCTTTCAGGTATTCGTCCCAAACAATATCTTTGCCGTTATTTTTAACAGATTTCAGTTTCCCGCCATCAATAACCAACTCATCAATATTAAATTTAGTTTCAAGCATATCAACGTGCCTTCCACCGCTTTCTCGCAAAGCATCTCTTAATACAAATCGCTTCTCTGCTTCAACTGTTTTTTTAGCTGAAGAGTCTGTGAGCGCTTGCATTTCGGTTTGGAGTGCAGTGTATTGTGTTTTGTATTTACTGCCTTCACTAATTTGTTCATTGAGTTTTATGAGTTTAGTATTAAGACTGTCAACCTGAGATTCGTAATCATTCTTTAATTGATTAACTGAATCAAATCTGTCTTTCGGAATCATCCCTTCTTTCTTAATGAAGGAACCGTCGTCAATTAAAAACTTCTGACCTTTAGGATGAATTAAAATTTCATTCTTATCACCAAGTTTTACCGTGACTTGCTGGGAGAGTTCCTTGCCTAAAATTTCTTCTAAGTTTTCCATAATACATTTGTCCTTAATTTTTTTTTCTCGATTCGTTGTTTTACGTGATTACCGTCTCACGTTTCAGTCTTTTGTTTTTACATCTCAAATACTAAAAAGATGAGTCTCTATTGCAAACATAATCTTTTTTAATTAAAAACAAAATCAAGTCAGTGTTTGTTTTCCCGCTGGTAGTTTTTCTTCTGGAGTTAAAAGCGCTGGTTGTGTTGTGACTATTGGCTCAACGCTGGCTTTTTGCTCTTCTAATCTATCAAATTCATCTTCAACATTTTCAACCCAAGGATGATGCTGTAAGATGGTTTCATCGCTAACCATACCTTTACTCGCAACTGCATTAGCAATCTGTTCTGTCTCATTTATCATAATCCCAATTTTAATAACCGGCTTAATTTGTTTATAATCTATTTCAATTCCCTGAGAGTTTTTTATATCCTCACAAACAAACCAACTTAAATCTTCAAGTGCTTTCATAAGTTTACGAATCATTTTACCTGCTTTCATATCTAAACCTGAGTATAAAAACTTTAAAGCTATACCTGAAGGCGAGCCTCCAAATTTATCGTTACTCATATCAACACCCATCCCGAAGTGATAAATATCTTCTCTTAATCTATCTAATAAGCTATCTCTTGCTTCTTTCGGTATTGTCAAAGTTATTGTATCAACACCCGCACCTTCTTCTGCACTTATTTTTATTGCTTTATATGTTTTTAAGTTTCTCATAAACTCTGATAAGTCCTGACCTTCGTAACCTTTAAGAACGTAAACAGCATCTTGCATGTCTTCTAAATTATTTGCAAAATCTGCTTCGACTAAATCGTGAATATCAATTAAAGATTTTACACGCCTTAAATCATTTATTTCTTGTGTGTTGTTTTTTAATCCTATAAAAGGTACATAACCCCACGAGCCGGTAAGTTTCGCATTCGGGTTATCGGTATTATATTCAACCCAGTGCCCTCTTGGATTCCCGCCTTTATTCAATTCATCAATATCAAGTATAAAAGTTTTTGCATCCTCTGATTGAATGTAATAAGTAACCTGTTGAGAGTCCCACCATTCTGCTTTAATTAGTTTTTTAATTTTACCATCAGGCTGGACAACATCAACTTTATAATAATTTATTACTGACTTCAATTCTTTCTGATATACTTCATCATATACTGGAATTATTTGTTCAGCAGGGACAATAATAAAACACAACTCGCCTTCTGTGTTGATATACACATGTAACCATTCAACCCCTTTGTTTGATGAGCCGGTGATCCAATCAATCACCAAATCGTTAAACTCTTCGCCTAAAGCATCAGTAAATATTTTTTGATTATCAGTAGCCTCTGTTATCGCTGCATTTGATTGCTGCTCTTGCTGGATTGTGAAAGTTACAGGACCACCCGCAATATATTCAGCCTTTTGATCAACCATCAATTGATGAAATGGATTAACTGATTTATTGTTCGCTTTACTTCTATCATAGTATTTTTGCTTATCAATCCAATAGACTATTTCACGGAAACTTATTTTATGCAATCCTTCATAATAATTTATTCCGTCTTTCATTTCTGTTTTTACATCTGAATACATATCGCTTTCAATCAACGACTTTAATACTTCCGAATCGCTTATCGAAGTGAGATGTAACTCTTTCGCCAATCGTAAACGTAAATTAAATATATCTTGTTCTGTAATCATCTTAGCACCTCTATTCCTGTTTTTGTTAGTTCTTCCGAGACTCCGGTAATCGCATCCGCTGCATCGTCGTGCTTATTCTTCCCGTCTTTAAGGTAAGTAATCATCGTCTTGTGAAATTCAGGCCAACGTTCCTGCCAATTGATCGGGAAATAAATATGCTCTTGGATAAAAGCCGAATTGCTTATTATCCGTGCCCGTTTATTTTTACTTTGATGAAACCATCTTATAATAATGCTTTTATCAATTATCTCTTTGCCGTCTTCTTTTTTAATTGGCTGCCATAATATTCTCTGAACAGCTCTTGCGAATCCTCTGCCTCCATTGTTTGATTCAATCCTTGCGATATTAACTTTATACTCTCTTAATCTTTTCGCTAATTCTGGTTCTGTTATTTCCATTCCGTCTTTAGTGTGATAAACATCTAATACATAGGCTTCACCATTATAAACACCAAATATAATCGAGCAAAGATAATCAGTCCCTTCGTCTGCTGTGTCTGTATAACTTTTAATTTGCTCAAATACCGGTTCAGTCCCTCCATTCATCGGAACGTTTATATAAGTTTTTAATGTATTATAAAGCCTGCCTTTTTGATCAATAGTAATTTGATGATAATTAGCCAGGAATATTTCCGGCATCAATTTATTTCTTAACTCTAGATATCTTTGTTTTGATAGAGTTGACTCACATAGCATCGTATCTGTGGTTTCGTCATAGGCTTGGAACTTTATAACATACCAATCTTTTGATTCATTTGAATTTAATATCCTCCCGCAGGGATCTAATTCACACCATCTTGTCATTGTCATAATTTCTAAAGGTTCTTTGCCTGAAGCATCACCTCTGCTTAAAAATGTTCCTGTATACCAATCCCAAATCTTTTGTAGTCTATCTTCGTTAAATGCTTCTTCACTTAATTTGATTGGGTCATCAATAATTAAAACATTACCACCTTTGCCTGTGATGCTTCCCATTATACCGGCACCTAAATAATTAAAGTGCTGACCTTCTAAAGCCCAATTCTGATAAGATGATGAACCAAACTTTATTTTTGTTTGTGGGAAGAAGTCTGAAAATATAAAATACTCCTGACCTTCCATTTTCCTTTCATCTATTCCGTCTCTTGTATATTTTGAAAAGTCCCCAGCCGCATTGTCGTTATAACTGCATTCGATTATTCTCGTGCTGTTATCCTGCCCTAACATCCACTGACAGAAGTTTATTAACGTTCTTGATTTACCAAAACGAGGGGGCATATTTATCATTAACTTGGTAAACGGCTGCCCGTTCTCTTTTATTAGTTTACCTTCATATAAGTTTTGTAATGCGTCGGTGAGTTCTTTTAGATATGTTTTAGCATCGGTATAGAACAGCGGATTCTTCAACTGGCAGAAATGCCAAAGACTTGTCCTCCCTACTGCGATCTTAGCAGTATGTTGTAATATTTCTTTTTCGGTCAACTAAACGATTTTCTAATCCATAGAATAAATTTGTCAAACCAAGTTAGCTTGACGGGCTTCTCAACTTTCTCTTTATGTATGCTTGAAACTGTTACTGTATCGTCTGACTCTGAAAATTCCATTTCTAATTCTGGATAGTCTTTGTGCTTAAAATCATAAATCTTATCCGTAAATATTCTATAAGGCTTATGGACCGGTTTATACAAAGCCAATTCACCATCCTGATATGCTTCTGTTAAATACGCCCGCCTTTCTCTTTTCTCTGTATATCTTCTTTTGGTTTTAAGAGAATTTAATTGACGGGCGATTTGTTTGTAATAAACTATATTCATTTTATCACTCCAATCCTGCAATCTTTTTTAATTCATCCAAAGGTAATTTACTTAGTTTATCTAAAAGTGGATTGCTTATTCCGCCTGAATGGAATATCTCTTGTTTATCTTTCCAGGTTTCCGGTTGTCTATTCTTTAACCAAATAAAAGCTGCTGCCGTATCCGGTGCCATATATTTCTTAAACTTAGTTACTGATTTAACTTTTAGTTTACCATCGCTTTCGATACCTTCTTGTTTCAGTTCCTCATATTCAAATCCGATAGCTCTTTTGTATAAACTTGCAACAACTTCTGCATCTGCTTTTTGCTTTTCGCTTTTTATGGACTCCCAAATTTTGGGATTCTTTTCTTTATAACGATTAAGAGAGCTTTCACCAATACCGATTAGTTCGCATACTTGTCTATCAATTAACCCAAATTTATAATACTTTCTTATCAGTTCAAGGTTGTCTTGGATCTTTATATTTACTTCGTTAGGTCTGCCTGCCATTACTTAAATATAAACCCTGTTATTCATAAATCTCCTTTCCTTACCTGCAAAAATAGTAAAAAATAAATAATAAACAATGTTTAATCATCCCAGGCGGAAATCTTATCTATAATTGATCCGTTGAGTAACTCTGGTTTCTCAAGAATATATTTCTTTTGCTTCTCTTCATATTTGTAAGCCTGGAATACTTTGTGCCGGTCTTCATTACTCATATTCTCGTAACTTGTTGCCCAGAGAATAGCTTTAGGATGTAGGTACTTCGGTGCTTGCTTCATCTTTTTTATTATCTTGTAAGTTTGGGGTATTGTCAAAATCAAAAACTGGATGGATTTTACTAGCTGCTGTTTTATTCCATCCTAATGTTTTAAGTTCTTCTAATGCTAATTTCCTATCGTCCAATAATTGTTTGGCTTCAGAATAATAGTTTTTCTTTATTTCAAATCCATAAGACCTTCTGTTTGTGTTTATCGCTGCGAGTAATGACGTCCCACTACCCGCAACCGGATCAATAACAACCTCTCCTTCATCGGTAAATATTTTAATTAGTTTTTCTAATACCTTAATCGGCTTTTGTGTCGGGTGTAATTTAGGCGTGTCATTATCTCGCTCCCATTCCATAGCATTAAAAACCATTTTACCGTTGTTATTAAATTTGGGCAGCTTATCTCTGTAAAGGACTAAGCCATATTCACAGTTCCCAACTATTCGCATATTCGCTTTCAATACCTGAGCAGAAAAGTTTTTGTAAAAGACAAGGTTTATATAATTATTTAAACCATATCTTTTCCCTAAT